CCTGCTTTTTTCGAGTCTAAAGCCACTTTTTTCATTGTGCCTTTATCATCTACTTTTACATCAATTTCTATCTTATTTTTTGCCATTAGCCGCGCACATTATGGGTGTAATTTTTTCCACCGCCTGCTTTTGATTTACGCTCATCCGCTTTGCGTTTTCTATCTGCTTCTTCTGCCCTATAATTCATTAAAATTCTTTCGTACATTTTTGCAAAGTATAATACTTGCTGGGGGTTATCTATTTGATGTGTTTTAAAAATAAATTCTGCATCCGCCCAGTTTTTTCCCATGTAGCTACCAGACATACCCTCCCAGACATCTGATAGCATATTAAATACAAAAAATGCCACTTGAACCTCTTCTGGAAAGTCAGAAGTGTCGAGTGGCATTTTTTCTGGATCAGGCTCTTCCCCTAATTGTTCGCAGATTTTTAAATATTTATCTACGTCAATCTGAGACGACTCTTTTACAAGACGCTCAAGTAGCCTTTGTATTTCAGCTACTTGCGTCCAGTAAAATTTTCTAAGTCACCTACAGTTTCTGTTACCCAAGTATCAAAATCTGTTGAATTTTTCATCAAAAGCTCAGCGTTTTCTTGGGTATAGGAAAGACAATCTTCTGGATCCAGTGCAGAAATATCCACCAAAAGAAGCTCTTCTAGGTAACGATATTTTAAGCCTGACCAGTCTTTGATTACTGCTCGCACATATTCAGTAAGAAACTTTTCTTCGTCAAGTACTTCTTCAGGTTGACGCGTCTTCTTATCGAATTTTGTAGTTACGCATTTTTTACGTAATTTTAGCAGTTCTTCCCTTGCTAAGTAGCATAAATCGACAGACATACCAGAGTATCCTGGAAAGTCGATTGTAACAGTTTTACTCGGAGTCATCAGACTCGCTAAAGAAATAGGTGTATCGCTCATATTTATATCCTTGTGAAATTATTTTATAAGCATAGTATAGAGGAGAGGAGGTGAGAAGTCAAGAACTATTTTTGGAAGGGGGAAAGAAAAAACGGGCCGAAGCCCGTTTATATCAATTAAGCACCGGTGTAGGCAATAGTTGCTTCGTCGGTTCCACTTACAGTGCTTGGTAAAGCATGGAAAGTGGTATCAAGTGAAATTACATCTTCAATTGAATGAGTAGGAACTTCTAAGTGGCAAGTTGGTAGGCTAATAACTGTTTTTGGTGCGCTGCTTCCTCCGATTGAGAAAGTGAGAGCAAAAGAGTTAGTTACCGTATTTGTTGCTTCAATAATATCTTCAAACATATCAGCACTTGAATTTGAAGCGCCGTTCAAATAGCAAGTAAAGTTACCAGAAACTGATCGAGTACCCGTTACGTGGCCTAAGGGCTGGTTTACAGTACAAAGAGTCTCTGGAGTTAAGAAAGTAATATTATTTTCAAACGTAATGTTTCCACCGGTTAAAACTACATCATAAGTTACTGAAGAGCCTGAGATAGAAGACACTGCGCTCAAAGAAGTCAAACGATTACGAATAAAGTTTGAGGTCGAAGAAACTCCAGTATCAATTGCACCGCTTGCATCAAAGTCTGCTACTTCACTGATAATTTTACCAAAACCGCTCCAATTAATTGTTGCGATTCCATCAATATCAAAATCAATTGAAGCAGAGTTTGCAACACAACCTTCAATCTTGTAAATTGTATAGTCGCCTTCAAGAGCCGTATAATTACCATCATTATCGCCACAAGCACCCATTACAAAGTATAGGTCAAATGTACCAAGAGTAGTTTTATTTGAATCATCAAAGTCAAAAGTAGTTGTTGCTGAAGATACAGTTACACCAGACGCCCAGCTGCTTGTACCCACAGTGTACGAGTTTGCTGCAACAAAGTTTGCCCATAGTGCCTCTTCAACGACTGAACCATTGTTCGGGCGCATGTAAGATGCAAAAGACCACTCTGCAGGAGCATACGAGTCTGTAAACATTTGACGCGCACGTCGTGACGTACCATCAGATTTTGCCATCTCATTTAAAGTAATCTCAGTCGCATTCGTAGCTTGCGAAAAAGAGTATCCATCTAATACAGGGATTTCCCAGATATTGGCTCCCTGTGCAAGGTATACTTTAGTATTTCTACTAAATTGTAAATCTGCCATAGTTTATCTCCTATGAATATTGAAAGGACATGATCGTGAATCCTTTGATTCGTGTCAGTCGTTTCTAGTATCGAACCTCTATGAGCATTTCTCCAACGCCATATGGTTCAAGTACACCTTCATCAGTATCTAGACTGATAATAGTGATTTGTTGAGTATACTGAGTATTTCCTTCTCTGTCTTTATATGCGAGACGAGAGTTAATCTCTAGAACCGTCTCTACATCTTCCATCAACTTTTCAAGAGCTACTACAGCATCTTCTTCGTTTACATAGCAGCGAAGGGTTACTGACATATATCTGTCTTTATAGCCTCCACCCTGGTATTCTCTTGTTTCTGAGCCTGCATTTAAATGAATAGCAGGAAACTCCTCTACTTCATCCCAAAACTTTAATCGCGGAGAAACGTTTTCAAACAAATTAGTTCGATACGACCCCGTTCCGTCTATGTCTTTTAATTTTGCTACGAGAGCATCAATAATAGCGAGTCTTCTTGTTGTATAGTCTCTTTCTGCCATTATACTCTCCTAGTATAGAATCTTCCGATTGCATATTGTGCTGCTATTTCTCGAATAGAGCGATTAATTAATTTTCTTGGATCTTTATCCGGGTCTCCCTGTGCAAATCCTGGTTCAAAAGTTTGATAAGGGTATTTATCGTAAGTATATCCAATAGAAGGAAACCCTTGTGGAGTTGTTACAATATCAGTAATTCTTACACCACTTGCAAAGCGACCTGTTTGAAAGTTAAGAGCAGGAGATTTCATATTTTTTGCTACTACTTGCGGCAATTGTTTATTTATTAGTCCAATAAGTTGTAAAGGAGTAGAGCTTACCCCTTTATTTGCTTGTCTTGCACGTATTTTAGGTAAAGACTTTCTTTTTGTTTTTGTAGATTTTTGTTTAGGTTTATTTTTAGTAGAGGTTCTGGTTGCTTTTGGCGGTTTTCCAGAAAAATTCTTTTTTCCTTTTACCGTACTAAAAACTGATAGTAAAGCACTTTCAACATCTTGAACTATAGTTGGGGATCCTTGAAGTTCAGAAATATCTATCTCTGAAAGATACTTATTAAATAGCCTATCATCCTCTCTTATAACTGATGCAAATATTTCCCCAACCCAGGCAGCTAAGTTACCTTTAAATTGATTTAAAGCCGTATATTCTGCTTCTATCTCTATCTTTCCCGATACGCCAGTAATTATCTTTATGTCTTTTTTCCAAGATGCTTTTATTTCTGGGCCTGCTTCTGCTATATCACCTAATTGATTAATCAGAACGTCCTTGTCATAGCCTTCTGCATTTGTAATTTTATCAATTTTTTGTGCTAGTTGATATAATACTAGTATCTGCTTTCTTTCATTTGGCGACAAGAAAGACTCCTTAGAGTCTTCGTTCAAAGCTAATGCTATATTAGCTCTGAGTACAGAAATATTACTATGTCCATACTGATAGGAGTCTCTGAGACTTGGCATAAGTTTATCTACAATATTCTTTATTTGTCTAAAATTTGACTTTCCAGACATAAACTTTTCTAAACTTCGGATCTCTACTTTTCCTCCTGGTAAATCTACTTTTGCTCTTGAGCTTTGCTTCTCTTGTTTTGACATACCTTGAGTAGAAGTTTTATATATTTTTACAAGTTGTAGATATTCTTTTTTGTAATTTTCCTTTAAATTAAAGTACTGTTTAACGTTTGGAGTTCTGTCTAATATTTTACGAACTATACGAGATTCTACCGATCTTCTCTGTCGCAGTTGTTTTGCAACATCTCTAAGAGTTCTTGGAGCTGGTTTTGACATTAAAAGTTCTTGTAAAGATCAAGTACTCGTTTAATATGGTCAGGAAACGCCACATTATTTGACATACTGGTACTTGCTTGGTTTTGGACCGTTGCACCTGCTAAAGTTTTACGCTCTTTGTGCTCATCTTTTAAGTAGTATGTAATTAAATCACATACTGCAAGTTTTAAATCTTCAGGACAAGTTTCATATCCGGCAGTATATACTACTCGTACCGCGCCCGGGCCCTTTCTCCAGCTTCGATATCCAGATGCAGTAGTTCGAATAATACTATCCGTTGCAGGATCAAAGTAATACTCGTGGTTTGCAGTACTTAGTTCTACATAACTAGAGCTGTATCCTTCACGCTCTTCTACAGAGACAATCGTGTTAACTGGACTTTCAGTAAGCTGAACTACATGAGTATCCCAGTTTACATTTAAAACTTCTGTTTTATTTGTAGAATAATAATCAATAATACTATTTCCACAATAAGTTTTTACTA